CGTATGTCATGAGACGCACATACCAGCGAAACAATCGGACATCGTGACCACTAAGGACCCACGCGTACCTGATATAGATGCTGTTGGCAATGCAATTGATAATCACAGTCAGAATGTGCCCAGATGGGTTCGAACCCCACCACTGTATCACGTCACCGTTGAATTCTGTGACGGCAAATGTTACATCCCACTTCATGGTCTTCAATATTCGCATATCTTCAGGTGTGTAACCGGCAAGATCAACCAAACGTTCAAGAACACCGAAAGCAGCCAGCATAATGGACGGATCCATACGCTTGTCGAACTTCGAATAATCTCCTGCAAGCATTCTTTCTTCACCCCAAACTGTCAACCAGTGGTAAATCTCACACCACTCAAGCGATGTCGCATTTGTGCCGGGTGCAGCTTCAAATGCGAACTTGTTGCGCTGTATCAACCGGATAACGGGCAAGAAGTACTGTCTCATCAAAATTCCGAGAGGACAATTTCCTCCCGAGAACAAACGAGTCTTCATGTCAGCTATCTTCTTCACTGTAACTACCTCATCCTTCTGGTGGATTCTGAAGAAGGGGTTACATCGAATTCCCTGTGAGTACTTCTGCCTCATGTCAGACATCATCTCCAGTACCTCCGCATCAAAGGTGACAAAGTGCTGCCAGTCACCATATTCTCCGTGGTCCTGAAGGTAATTGCGCTTTGAACTGTTCCAGGGAAAGCCCATGGAGGAATTTAGATTCATTCTGTCGATATACTGAACACCGGGAATACCATTAACAGCTTCATCAACTGTCAAAACTCGCATTTCCTGAATTTCTTCGAGCGCCACATTCGCAACTACATCATCAAAGTAAGCTTCTGCACACGCATCAACGATCTGGTAATTTATGTTACTCTCCTGCTGCACTATGTCAATAGCGCCCGTTCTCCAGGGTTTCCAGTGATTCAACACTGGGCCCCCCATCTGAACAGAATATCCAACTGAACGCAAATCATCATGGATCAGCGTCTTGGTAACTTTGGATTTACCGCCAGAACGATGCACCGGTA